AGAGGAGCTTACAAAAGCTCGAAGGAGTAGACGAAGCTCTACAAGAGACAGTCAAACTAGCGATACAGAAGACCAAGATTGACTTTGGAGTCATCTGTGGCATGAGGACAAAGGAAGAACAAGAGGTTCTTGTCAAAAAAGGCGCAAGCAAAACATATAAAAGTAAGCACTTGGAAGGCAAAGCTGTAGACCTTATGGCCTATATTGATGGCGGTCGTGCCTCATGGGAATTGAAACTCTATGACGAGATAGCTGATGCTATGAAAGAGGCAAGTAAAGAGACAGAGGTTGATTTACGTTGGGGGGCTGCATGGCATATCAATAGTATGCGTGAACAAGAAATGACCTCCGAAGCAATGATGACACAATACATTGATCTCCGAAGGTCACAGGGAAGAAGACCTTTTATTGATGCGCCTCACTTTGAGTTGACGTAAGCTCAATACCCTGTCTACCCTTTGGGCGTATCAACAAACCCCTTTCCTCAAGTTTAACAACATGGCTCTGTACTGGTTTTATACCTAGTCCTGTTTTCTCAGAGATATCTTTGAGGCGTGGTGAAAAGCCTTTTTCATTAATAAAGTCTTTTATCGCTTCATATATCTTCTTTTGATTTTCATTATGAAATGTCATATTCTCTCCTTTATCCTCAATGATTTCGCTCTTTCAAAGCGTTCTGGTTGTGCCTCAACGGTCTTCATAGGTTTAGCTTTGTAATGGGTAGTGCCCCATTTGACTTCAAATAGAGTTTCGCCCAAATCATCATAAACCTCACCATATTCGCTGTTTCCCATCTCCTTCATTACAACTGCTTGAAGTTGGTCAATCTTATCTTGTGATGTTTTGATTAACTTCTTGAGACCCATAATCTCAGAAATCTCATCACCAACATTCGCAAGATCAACTAATGGAGACTCACTATCATGCGTGGTAAAGACCCTAGCTAAGTCTTTTGGGTCTACAGACGGATACATATGGTCTGACAAATCCCCACCCTGCTCTATAGCGTCAACTCTTTTGTAAAAGTCTAGGCATTTCTCAACAATCGCTTTTTGCATTTTTGCGTCTTCTTTGTAGAAATAAAGACACAACTGAGAGCCAGAGTAGAGAATAGCTATTATTCCCCATTTTCTTCCTGTAGCCATCAATCCTGATTGCAACTGCCACGGTCCTAAATAGTTTGGCGGTACATCACGGAAGTAGGTCTTTGTCGTTTTCACCTCTAAATTACCATCTCCTTCAATCACAAAGTCTATGTTCAAACCTTGTGGCGCAAATGTTGATCTATCGTCTATACTGATAGTCTTTTTACTAGGTACATGAAGGATGCCATCTAAAGACACAGAGAAGAGCTTCTTGCCCTCATGATAGTAATGATAGGGTACGCGAACCTTATCTGTTACCTTGTCGATACCAAGAATATCAGCCGTTCTCTTAATGATAACAGGCTCATGTATATCCCCCCATTCCATAGCTTCATTACGCTCTATATCCACCATCTCAAAACCATGCACACCTCTTGCGCCTAAAATGTGTGTTAAAAGTTTGTTGGGTGAGAAGTAACTACTGTCTCCCATCAAGGCTGCGATTTGCGAACCTGATAGAAATTTATCATCTGTAATCTTCCCTACCATTGCAGACTCGCAAAGATAACTGGAGACCACGCTAGTAGAATTAGACTAATAAATATGAATACAATTTTACAAAAATCTTCAATCATAACTAACCTCAAAGTTTGGTTAGTCAGACTTAGCTAGTTAGATAGGGCACTTAGATTAAGTATTATATATTATACGCCTTTTCCTAGTATGCTAAATCTGACTTCCGTTTATATTTATATACTGCTTTTTCAATAGGTTGTGCCCCTATCTTGAAGCAAGTACGGCTCAATAGCTGAATTTTGCTCAATAGATAACTCGTTGAAATCGTTACATTAGTACACACAAAATAGTTACATACATAATACATACGCTGAAAGCCCTTATTTTTATCGCGCATTTCTAAAATCCGTTTCTGGAGACCGTGGATACTTCAATGAGAAGTCGGCTCGTCTTTTTAGCTCTACGTGACACTCATAAATGGCAGCTTTAGTTTCTCTCAACGCTTGTTGTGGACGCAAATCATCCTTGGCAATGTCATTGAGTGCTTTCGATAATTTTGTAAAGCACACTCTGGCATTTTCAACATGGTCATCCGCACACGTTGGTACAGTTATACGGTTTGACCACCCTGTTCCAAGGACTTTGGCGTAATACATTTCGTTCTGTAGCCTCTTTCGTTTGGCTTCTGGTGTATTGCGCCTATCGTAATATTGCTCCAAATACTTCAATTCATCATCCATAAAAGTCAACTCCTTGTATAATAAATGGAAAAAAAAGGATAAATCAATTGGTAGTCATTCCCTTTTTTCTTGGTAGTCACTACCACCTTTTCGGGTCAATTTCATGTATTGAAGGAGATCAACTATGTGGTCATATAGACCCTCTCCCCTGTTGCAATACAGCAATTCAACGTAGCGATCAAAGATCTTCATCCCATGCGATGTGGCTTTAAATAAGAGCTTTTCGCTAGTCTTGTCTCGCTCAATCATCTGGTAGTCCATAAATTTTTGATACATATTACGAGCCGTTTTATCATCACAACGGAGGGTGGTACGCACTTCCGAAATGGATGCCCATCGATCTTGCAAACTCGCACGGAGAGTAATTCGGCTAAAGCAACGAGCGTATGTGCTTGAGTTTAACCAGTTTACAAACTCATTATCCTTACCAGAAGTGTATTTATTTTGCGTTTGCATTTGAAATATCTCTATCTCTCTTTCAGCGACAACTTGTTTAATTTGATCAAATAGATAGTCTTTAATGCACTCAACGGAATCTATACATGGGTCTACTTTAAATTGCTTATTCATCTTCCTTCTCCTTCTTTAAGATGTTTCTGATGGTTGACTCCTGCCACGTTTTATTGCCTGTTCGTGTCAAGATGTTACGTTTCTCCAAGCCACGTTTGTAATCTCTTAGTGTGACTGGAAAATCTTCTTCTGACCTGATTTCACGTAGAATAGGTATTATCTTCAAGCGAAACTCCGCAGCCCCTTCCATACGTAATTCTGAAGCTTTTTCAACCGCTTTAAGTATCTGTGGGTTGCCAAACTTCTTTCCCATACCAATTGATCGTTGCTGACCTTTCTTGATATTACGCGACTTGACAGCTATGCGATGCTCTATTGATTTACGTGCTAACTCAATAAACCCTTTCATCTGCGTTGTGTCTAAATGCGGTTCATCGCTTGCTAATAGAGGTACACTAGTCTTTATTATATAAGCGACACAAGCAAGATTGCTTTCTATGTCTCTCATAGTGGGTGTCACAAGAACAGATTTATCGTTTGAAAATACTTCCTGTATACACTCCTGTAGTACTTCTATATTGGTCGATGTAACAGGACGGTCATAGAATTCAGTGTGAACGCCTAACACTTCATACCCCCTCCCCTTACAGAACTCTTGTGCTTGAGCCTCAAAGCGTCCTCCACTGTTTGAGCCTTGTTCCAAGCGCATATATATTGATGCCTTTTCCATAGTTTTCCTTTTTATGTAGTTTTTTGTTAATTGTATGTCTTCTTTTGTATTATGCAAGCATTAAGTTTGGACATATGATTGTCTGACGCAATTAATAGGCAATTTAGATGAGAAAACTAGAGCAACAACAAATTTATCTACCATCAGACTTGAGGGAATTACTGAAAGAAGAAGCAAAGGCAACGACAAATGGAAACATAAGTCTGTTGGCTGAAGAGCTAATTCGTGAGGGTCTAAAAGTAAAGGTCAATGAGCGTATTCGTAAAGAAGACGAAATGAAGAACCTTATAGATAAAGTAACTAATGCGAGGCAAATTTACTATGGTGACGAATAAGAGAAGAGGCTACGAGTTTGAACGAGAAATCGTCAACTTCTGGAAGAACGCAGGGATAAAAGTCAAAAGAGTTTTGGCTTCAGGGGCGTTCAAACATTATGGAGAGAATTTAAGCGGAGACATCCGTTTGAATGGATTGAAGGTAGAATGTAAAAGACGCAAAAACGGTACTGGGTTTGCCATGTTATATAACTGGTTTACCCAAGATGCTGCCGATTTACTTGTGGTCAAAGCTGACCGCAAGGGGGCGTTATATATTCTTCCTCAATCATTAATGCTCAAACTAGCGAAAGACGCTGGTTGGGAAATAGAAACAGACATAGAAGGAGAAAAAGATGAATGAAGTAATCGATTTAGGATTGATGAGTGAGGGTAGCAGTGAGTATATACGTTTCAAGCCAAGTGTTAATGCGTGGATAGCTGATGGCGATGAGCTACAGCTAGAGGACGTATTATTAGACCCAAGTACCTTAAAGGTGGGTT